ATAATGTCACCACCAGTTACTTTAACTGAACCTACGTTGTCAGCTGATAGCAAATCAAATTTTGCGTCAGCTTTTAACAATTTTACATATCCCATTTTCTTATTTTTTAAATGTTAATAATTAATTATGCTCCTTTGAATAACACGAAGTTATTAGCAGCTTGTGTAACTAAACATCTTTCAGATAAGAAATTAACTCTCATTGTATCTAAATCAGTAGTATAAGCACCACCAACAGATCCAGTGATCCATGCTTTGAATCTTCGATCTTCAGTTTCAGAAGCTCTAAATCTTACGTGTAAGAAAGGACGTCTGATATTTGATCCTAACATTTGATCGTATACTGTAGACGTACCAGCTGGTATCATAACACCATCAATGGAGTTAGATAAACCTCTTGTAGTAGCATCATTTAAGTATTTCCAATCAGTTTTATAGAAGTCATAAGAACCTCTTCTAAAACCTGAAAAACCAAAGTTAAGTGCCATTTCAGCTTCATTATCAAATAAACCGTAAGAAGCAGCTTGAGATGAAGCAAATCCACCATTAACAGCAGCTAACATGTCATCAAAATCAAGAGCCGTAGATCTTGATAAAAATAACATATTTTCTTCAATCGCACCTTGCTTGTCTAGTTGTTTTAAGATTGTATCGAAATCAGCTAAAGCACCAGAACCAGGAGCAGCCGCACCAGCAAAACCAGAGTATACATTACCTCTTGCTTCAATAGCAGCGAATAAACCTTCAGTACCTTTAATGTTTTGAGCAGCACCACCTGGGGTGAATCCAGCTCCAAAAGCAGTAGCAGCGTTAGTCATTAACTCTCCTTCAACCATTGACATTTCCATATAATCTTCAAATCTTAATCTAGTTTCAGACTCAGCTTTTAGATACCATAAGTATCCAGAAGTACCGTCTTCAGTAGCAACTTCGATCCATCCAATTTGTGCAGCATCAGAACCACTTAATTCGTAGTTATCTTTTAAGATAATTGGTGAATTAGTAAAAGTAGTTACACCTGGTTCAATTGCTCCACTCATTCCGTTACTTCCTTTTGGAAATTCAGAACCGTAAACAAATAAACTATTTGAAGCAGCACCTGTTATAATAGTAGCAGCAGCAGTTAAAGCGGCAGCAGTAACTTCATATAACTCACAAGTTAAAGTATAACCTGAAGCATTTGAAGCAGTAACTAAAGCTTTAGTAGTAACTAACCCAGTAGCATTATCAGAAATTAAAATTGTGTTACCAACTCTAATACCTGAAGTAGATGGGTTACCAGCACCTGGAGTTATTGTTACTGTAATATCAGCAGCACCACCAACAGCAGCAACTTGTACTGTGTTATAAGCAATGTGTAATCTGTTTTGTTCAGTCCAAATAACTTGATCAGATGTCATAGGCATTTCAGCTCCTACCATTCTCAAGAAACCAGACAAAGTCCTGTTTCCGTATCTTTCTACCTCTTGCTCATAAAGCTCTGGTAGATATTGTTGTGCCCATTGTCCACCAGCAACCGTGTTGAAGTCGATATAATTATCTTGTACAACTACTTGGTTTGGCATAGGAACTATCGATGCAGGAAAACTCCCACCTGTGTTAAAACTCATGTTTTTATTTTTTTTATTATGATTTTTTCTTAATTTTCAATCTAGAACTATCAACACCACTTATTGCTTTAACTTTCCAACCATTACTCATTGTTTCAGTAGCCATTGGCTTTGGATCATTATCAATGTTTTTAGACTTTGCTATAATATCTCTAGTAGCGTCGGCTTTACCTTGCTCATAAAAATGTTCAACTAATCTATCTGCATTTCTAGCAGCATACAAAGCTTTATGATAACCACTCATATCGTTAATATTACCTTCTTTATCTGTAAACTTACTTATAATTTTAGTAACATCACTTTGAGCATTAGTCATTTCAGTAGGATTTGATACTTGGTACTTGAATCTTTGATCTCCTACCTCAAAATTGAAACCTTCAAATTTGTTGTGGAAAAAATCTTCAGTACTTTTAACAAACTCCTGTCTTGCTTGTATTAGTGCTTCTTGTTCTTTATTGTATCGCTGGAAAAACTCATTAGCTTTTTTCTGCTCATTAGTAACAGATGGCCTCAACTTGATTTCATCATAATATTTACTTTTCATTTGCTCTAAAAAGTTTTTGGCTTTCGCAACTTCTTCTTTGTACGCTAGCTTTTGCTTACGTACAAATCTTTCTTCGTCCGCTTCTTCGTCATATGTAAAATTATCTTCCATTAAGAAGCTAACTTCATCATCGTTAAGATGCGGTCTAGTTTTTTTATAAAATTCTCTAACAAGTAGTTTGTCATCATACTTGGTATAGTCTTTATTTAAAGTAACATAATCTTCTACAGTACCACCAGTTTCTTCCATAAAATTAACTAGCTTTTCCACATTTTCAGGTAGTTTAATACCAGATACTCTCTCGTCTCTAATAGCTTCTTTAGTTTCAGCTTTTAAATCTTCAACTGCTTTTTCTTTTATTATTGTTACTTCTTTTTCTTTTTCAATAGGGTTTTCAGATTTTGGTTCGGGTGCTCTTTCCTCCACCTTTTCCAAAGTTGAGGTTTGTTTATTTTCATCCACTTTGACTGGGCTTTGCTCTTGAATGGCATCTTCTTGTTTTTTTACTAAATCTACTTTATTTATAGATTCTTCTTTTATCATTTTTCTTGGTCTACCAGGCTTTTTTTTAATCTTCAAAGATTCTTTGCTGGCAGATTCGTTTTCTATTTTATCTGACATAATATAATATAATATAAATTAATAAATGTTTAAATTTCTAAACCTTGGCTTTCGTCATTGTTTTCAAAATTTATTGGTAATAAATCATTTTTCTTTTGATCTATCATTGCACTCTGTTGAGTACCTACTATTCTAGCTCTCTTATCTTTTCTTTCTTCTATTTCAGTTTCTTTTTGACTTTCTTTATTTACTCTTTGCTGACCAAGTTGCATGTTGTAATTAAACTCAAGCTCCATTAATTCTCTTTTTATTTGAGAATCAACTCTCATTCTTTCTATTTCAAAACCTGATTTACCTTTTTCAAACTTAAGTTTAGTGTCTAGTATAGCTTGCTGTTTTTGAACTTCAGCAGTTGCAGCTGCATTACTTGCTTCTGCGTTAGCAGCTCCTTGCGCGGCTATATTAGCTTCACTAGCTTTTTGAGCAGCTTCTGCTGCTTTTTTACGCTTTAACTTTATCATTTGATTAGCTAGCTTAAGATTGTTTATTTGTCTAATATCTATAGCATCTTCTAGGTTTATACTACCACTTTGTAAAGCTGCTTGTATATTAGCTTCTAACATTTCTTTTTCTCTTTCGTCAGGAACTAAGTCAAAAAATATACCAAAATCAGCTAGATGAACTAACTTTAAATCTTCTAATTGACCTACATTCCATGTTGATATGCTATTTTTTAAAGCTTCTTCTGTTAAAGCAAACTCTATGCTATCAGAAGTTCTTAAAACTATGTTTTCACAAGTTTTTATAGTTAAATATAGGTAGCTGTTAAGTATATGCTTAGTTGCTGTATTTGAATTTGCAGCAGCTAGTTTTTGTAAACCAACTAATGAATCTGAGTTAGGAACACTCCCGTCTCTAGCTTCATTAAGTCCAGTAACATCTCTAATCATTTGTAAGTAATATTGGTAAGTAGATATTAAAGATTGTATCTTACTACCACCATCGCTTTTGACTAATTCTTGTATAGGTATTCTACCATTGTTTGGATCTCCCTCTGTAGTCATAGATCTACCTAGTATACTACCAGTTTGAAAATACATATTTAAAGCTTCTTTAGCGTTATAGTTGGTTCCATTACCTAAATCTACTTCGGCTAAACCATCAACGTCTAAGTAAACACCGTCGGGTATTACTTTAGATATTACTTGTTGAATTTTTAAATGAGTCAATTGAATCATATCTGCAAAACCCATCATTCTACTAACTAAAGATTCTACTCTACCATTATATAATCTAGGTGCACATAAACTATAATTCATGTTTACTTTAACTAAATTAGATTTAGGTCTAGTCATATTTTTTGCCATTTCCCATTTAAGCATCATGTCATATCCTAAAACTTTTGCTCCACTATACAAAACTTCTATTGACCTACTAACTCTATCAAAATTATCATTAGATTCTGGATTAAAAGTATCTGGCTTTTCTAAGGATTTATCTAAACCAGTAGCTGTTTTTTTAATTTTAAATACTTGTTCGCTGTATGTTTTGTACTCAAAATACAGTATGTATATAGAATTACCATCTCTTCTACCGTTGTAGTTATATAAAAAACTACTATTACCTTGATACTGTTCTAACTTTTCTAACTCTGAATTTGTTAAATTAGGAAACTGCTTTTTGCAATCAGCAAGTGATATTGGTTTAATTTCACCAACATACCATAAATCTTCAAAATTAGGATCTTCGCTATATGAATGAACAACTCTAGTAGGGTCTACATATTCTACTGTAACTCCTTCTGCTTTGTTCCAGTCGGTTTTACAAACTCCTATGCCTAAGACAACTAAATCCTCTATAACTCTTCTTTTTGTTAAATGATATTTATTATAATCTAAAGTATTATTAATAGCTTCTTCACAAGCTATCTCAGAAGCTTGTTTATAACTAAGTTGCATGTGTAAATCTAGTTCTTCTTTGTTTTCTGGAAGTTCTTCTGGATTATCACTATTGTACATGTTTAAATTAAGTGTGCCTTGTATTTCATTTAAAAAAGACTTAGCTTCCATATCTCTTAATATGTCTTCAGCATATTTAGATCTTTTTTTTCTTGACTCTGGATCTTGCGCATAAGCTTTTATATCATATAGCTTATCATCCATACCATTAACAACTATATCAACAAATTTTGGTATTATAGGTACTGGCTTCCAATCTAAATTCAAATAAGACAAATCGCCATTTATAGCCATTTCATCTTTATATTTTTGTACTGGTTGCTCTGCCCTAGCATATAGTCTACGGTTTCTAAAGTTATTGAAGTTTGTATTAAATCTATTTTCCATTCCTGATCTAGTACCACTAAACCAATCGCCTTCAATAGCTTGACCAACCTGCTTGCCATATTCCATGCTTTGTTTTACTTCATCAGGTACAACCTGATCAGGGAAAGAGCTATAAGTGTTGTTAATCTTCATTTATTTTATTATTTGTGAAATAGATCCTTCGTTGTTATACCTTCGGATTCCTAAATTAATATCTTTTTGTTTCTTAATGGGTGTTGGTCTATATTTATTTTTGTTACAAGCCATAATTGCTAAACCAGAACTAATAGAAGCATCATACTTAGTTCTTGCATTAATATTAAACCTAGACCAGTCTTCTAAAGTTCTTTGAAAGTACATATCTCCGTATCCATTTTGAAGTGCTCCAACATAAGTTTCTATATAATACTCTATAGCAGCTGCGTGAGCTTGTTTAATATCTTCACTAGTGTTAGGTATACCACCTATTTCTTTTTCTGTAGGAGAAAGTTTATTATAAAGCTTGTCAGGTCTATTGATACTAAACCCTCTATAGCCTCTACGTTTGAAATAGTACAATAGTCTTGGTTTATTATTTTCAGCTAGTATTGGCATACTATAAAAAACACACGCCATTAGTATGTCTTCAAAAAAAGTTTCAGCAGTGTCTGGACGAGCTATATATTCTAAAAAAAAATGATTCGGTGGTGCATCTTCCATGGAAAACTTAGTTAATCCATGTAGTGCTCCTTTACTACCTTTACCATCCACAGTACCGCTAATGTCGTAACTGTCACAGCCAAAAGCTCCAATATGTTCGTTACCTGGATACTTAACTCCATTTCTTAATATTACTTTGTTTTGTAAACTAACAGGTGGTACCCAAGAAACCTTAAACCTACCTTTGGTATTTGGATAAAAAATAACTTGAGTATCTTTTACACCGTTAACCCACTGAAAATTACCAGAAGTAACACCAACACTTTGATTTAATTCTTCATTATAATCTATTTGTTGATATATTCTTGTTAAATTAAATAAGCTATCTTTTGTTTCATCTCTAAATGCATGTTTTTCAGTTCTTGGAAACTGTCTATAATACTCGTTTAACGCGTCTTGATCATGTTTTAATCCTTCAACTTCGTTGTCCCAGTGTTGGATAACTCCTGTTGTAATTGTAGAACCATCAATTGATTTGATTGGATTTTTCCCTCCAACGAAGATAGGCAGTCCGTGAGTATCCATGAATCCTTCGTAGTTCCACTCCATAGGAATGAAAAAAGAATAGAGTCCAGAAGAAGTTTGTCCGTTTTTATTTCTTTTTTTAACGTCTGAATTGTCGTATAGTTTTTTGAAGTTGTCTCCACCTTTGTCTAATGCGTTTGAAGTTGAGCCCATCATACACTTACCTACGATCCTTGATCCTAGTCTTAATGTAGTTTTTGTAACTCTCCAGTTGTTTAATATGTTATCAGGTCTTTCCCATTTACCGCTTTCATCGTGTGCTAATAATTTTAGCTTTTCACCATCATAAGAGTTGTCACCAGTGTTTTTCCAGTCAATAGTTGTATCAAGTCCATCTAACTCTCTTAGTTGCTCATTACTTTCAAGCTTTCTTCTAGTAAGTTTTGAAGCTGGAACCCTATATGCCAGTTCCGTCTTAGGACGATCCATACCGTCTTGGATCGGCTTGAAGAAAAACGGATAGTTAACGGATATTGGTACAACTTTATCTGTGAACATTTTTTTAGCATCTGCTCCAGATTTAGAGAGTATACCAAATCTGGCATCACTAGATATTGTTGCTTGGTTAACAAGTTCGGCCGAGGACATAAATGAAAATCCAGACCTTCTGTTTTTAAGGTAGCACATCCCGTAAGATCTGTGATCTGCCTTACATGCTTCCCAAAATATAAAGAATAATCTATTTGATTCCCTATACTCTGGTGACCCAATGTCGATTTTTGACCACTGCAAGTACATATAATGAGTACCAGTAATGTAAGTATTAATACCATTGTTGTAAAACCAAAATCCTTGCTCTCTTCTAGTAAATTCATTATCGATATAGTCGTACCATTTTTCTTTAAAGTCTGATGGGTATTCTTCCCAATCAAACCTACTTTTAATTCTACTTAATTCTTTTGGGTATTCTGCTTTTTGCCAGTATTGTTCCTCTTTTTTTTCACTTCGTTTAAACGATTCATCTGCTGCTGGTAAAGCAATCCTGAGATTCTGTATTTCAATGATTTGTCCAATTTTTCCGGTTTTACTTATTACTATAAAATCATATTCAACATTGTATCCATAATCCCATTTTTTAAAACGATTTTGTTTTTTTAGAATTTTGCCATTAACAACGTCTTTTACTTCTTTCCAAAGTGTTTGTTTATAACTCATTTACTTCTCCCCTCTGCAAAGCCTTTAAAAGTTTTTTGATCTTTAACTTCTTTAGGTTTTTCGTTTAAAATATCTTCCTCTTCTTGTATTCTATTCAGTATTTCAAAAGCATCGAATATAGCTAATTTTTTAGTAGCGGCAGCGTTTTTTAATCTATCAGCGCTTACATCGTCGTCTGAGTCTACAATCTTTTCTTTTGCTACCTTAATTAACTCCTCAACTGCTTTTTGCCCAGCTTGGATTATTTTCAATTTCGTTTCCTTCGTATTCATGTATTAAGGCTATATCATTTGATTTCATACAATAAAGTAATTCACCTTCTATAATAAACTCAAATTCAGAGTCTGGGGTGAATGTAACAAGCTCTTCAGGTGTTATTCCAGCGGCTTCTAAGGAGGTATTATTATATTTTAATATACCAACATTTTTTTCTGTTTTTAAGCCGTTTAAATTGTTTTTATTATTTATAGGCTTTACAAAACAATAGTCTAAGTGTGCTTTTAAATTATACATATATATTTGATCTGGTGAAGCAAAATATAAGTCTTCTTTAAAATAACTGGAACTATTACGTTCTCTACCCTTTTGGTCATACCATCTTCTAAATAAGTTATGATGAATATAAACTATATCTCCTTTTTTTATTGGAGTTTTAAAAGCAGCTGGTATTGCGCAAACAACTGCTTTTTTACTCACAAATTGGTGGTGTGATATTTGGGTATTAACAATAAGCGTTTTTTCACCTATTGATACTTCATTGTTATATCTTTCATTAAAAGGTTTAACAATAAAATTATATAAACTATTCATTAATAATTAAGATCGTACTCTACAGATACAGCCATATTAGAATTAAACTTTTTCCAAGGTAAAACTTCATTATTTTTAATAATAAAAATATTATAAGAGTTGTCATCTTGTTCAAAAAGTATATCATTAATAATATGACCACCGTAAACCTCTTGACCTAAGGAATAATGCATTGCATCATTCTTATAGTCAGAACCTATACTAATTTTTCTTATCTTCGACACTTTCTTTTTCTATAGGTTTAAAAGAACCATCTTGAAGATTGATAGTTACACTACCGTATTTTTCTTCTAAAGATTTTTTAAATTCATTTATTTCTTCATTAGTATTAGCTACATCATGAAGAAAAGCATGTTTTTTAGTTTCTAAAACACCTATCTCTTGCAATATAGTGTTTAATTTCATTTGTTGATCTTGTACTGATTTTAACTCTTCATCAGTTATTTTGTCTATTTTTTTACTCATTTTATTTTATTTGATTTTATTTTATTGTTTGTTTTTAGTAAATAGCCACACAGTCTGTACCAACTTTTAGTTTAGTAGCTAATATAGGCGTTTTATCACCTACAACTGTTCCTGGTTGCACACTTTTAAATATAACGTCATTACCAGCTTCTGTTGTGATAGTAATATCTTGAGCTGCAGATTTTCCGTTATATATTACAACACCTCTTTTTTCTGTGTTTGCTATTGCGCCTGTTCCAGCAGTTAAAGCTACGGCATCATGACCAAACATTCTTGGTTGAGCCATCATATTCCCTTGTAAACCGTCCATTTTTATTTATTTATTTTTGTTATTTTTTCAGCACCACGACTTCCGAAGTATGCTACATAAACTGTTACCAGTAATGTTTTTAATAAGTTTATCCAAGCTTCATCAACATCAAATTGCAAATGAAAAGAATCTACAGCCATCATAAATACAGCTGATCCAGTTAGGAACATTAAAGCTAGTGGTCTAGTATTTTTACTTAACCAAGAGTCAGACTTCATATCTGCTCTCCATCTACTTGATACCTCTTTCATTTCAGCTATATCTTGCTCTATAAGCTTCATAGCTTGCTCTTTGTCAACTGCCTTAATCTTATTATCACTTGATATAAGATTTTTTACTACACCAAGTGTTCCTTGATTAGGCAGTACATCTCCAAGAGCTTGTAGTACCTTAGGGGCTTTACTTGATAGAAAAGCACCTATTTTAGTTTCTTTAAATGACTTTTTTGACATATTAGCATTTTTGACCAAATACGCATTCGGTTGATTTTTTAGTAGAGCTTAACTTTTGTTTAAGTTTTTTGTACCTCTTTTTTCCTTTTTGTTTTGGCATTTTAACGCATCCTCTACTTCCTGCAAACGCAAAACCAGGAGGACACTTTTTCTTTGGTTTTGGATCTGGTGTTGTTTTTGTTGGTGGTGGTATTTTTTTCGTAGGAGTTTCGTAATATTCATCACTAGCAGTTGCTGTTTCTTTGCTAGAAGGGAATAAATCGTAATACTTTGAGCTAGTTAAACTACCTGCCATAACTTCTTCTCTTGTTTTTCCAGAGTCTATTAATTTTTTTAAATAACCTTCTGGATCTGTAGTTCTTTTACTAGGAGGAACTACTTTTGCATCGCTTCCAGGAACTATATCGTCTTCGCCACTAGCGCTTCCTTCTGCCGATTTTGAAAACTTAATTCTACCGTCAGGCATAACTTCTTGATTATAATTCTTTTTAGCTAACTCAGCTTCTGCATTTGCTTTTGCTTGAGCTTTTAGCTTTTCTTTTTCCTTTTCACCTTCATCACCTGTATCATCTAGGTTTACTTCTAAATTTAAGCCTTTACCAAATTTCTTAACCATAGCTGTTCCAAATCTCTCGTTCATTGAAACTTTATCCATGTCAGCGCTTCTTTTTCTTTTACCCATTTGCTTAACAAAAGCAAGTGGTGTATCATCATACATATTTGGAGGTCCATCTAGTTTTTCTGTATTTGGCCTCATGTCTTTCTGTTCCATCTTTTCACCGGCGGCATAAGCTGGAGCTTCCCAAGGTAAACTTTTATCACTTTCATTAAATTTAGATCTTGGAGTTCTTTTCATACCTTTACCATCCATATTGTGGTAAACAGCTTTATCATCATAAGCTAATTTTCCATCCATTATATCTCTTAAATGATGGTCCTCATGAGACTCTGCAACCTTTCTTAGCTTAGAATCTTTTGGAATATTCTTATTTACAATCATATTACCATTGTCATTAGCTCTAGCTACTAACCCAGTTTTATCTTCAAAGTTGTCTGGTTGAAAAGGTACTTCATACCTAGCAACTGGATCTATTTTTATTGGTTGTCTTAATTTAAAAGCCATATCTTATTTTTTATATTTTAGGAACTTTAATTTTATTAAAAAATTCTTTACGTTCTCTGCATCCACACCCTCCAGGAATTTTATCAGCTAATTTTTTAATACCTGTGACAGTAGTAAATCTTTCAATCATATCTCCTAATCCTTGAGTTTCCATAATTTTACCATTTAACTTTATCTGCCCAGTAGGCGGCAGACATTTTGCCTTTTGCTATATTTTTACCGTGTCTTGATTTAAAACTTTTTCTTCTAGCTTTTTGCTTTGATGATTCACCTGATTTAGGTTTGCCAGCAGTACTAACACCTTGTTGTCCAAATCTAATAATTTTTTCTTTACCACCTTCACAAGCTTTTACTATATGAGACTTTGTTCTGTGCGTAGGTGTTTTTCTAGGTTTATTACAAGCCATTGCTTTTTTATCCACCTTTTCTGACATAGCTAAACCTTTTTCGTTCTTACTAGCCCATACTGCTTTTCTCTGTGCTGCGCTTACAAAACCCACTACTTGCGTTTTTTTGATTTTAATGCTAGAATTTGTTTAGCTAATTCATCTAGCTTTCCATCAGTCTTTGTACCATCTTTAACTAATGTAGAAAGTACTTTAATTTCTTCAGATAATATATCGCCCATCTGTTCCATCATATCAACTCTTTCTTTTAGGTTTTCTATATTAGCGTGATTCCATTTTTCTTTAAGATCATACTCTAATCTTTTCACTTCTGTAGGTGGTAAATTTTTTGCTTCTTCTATATCTTCTTGCAAAGTATAATACATACCTACTATTGTAGTAGTAAACATTATTATTCCAATTACAGTTTTTATATCAATTTTAAACTCAGTGTTCTCAGATATTTTCATACTCCTCTGTAGCATTAAATGATGGGCATGCTTTGTTAGCAAACTCATTATGTGAATAAATAACAGCGTCTGGATACATTGCCTTTAACGTTTTAAGGACATGTAACAGACTTTCTTTTTGATCTTGTGTTCTAGTATCCTTCGGAGTCTTACCATCTGCTTCAACGCCTCCGCAATAGCATATACCTATACTATTTCTATTATGTGATTTGCAATGAGCTCCGATTCGGTCTATATCTCTACCTTTCTTTATAGTTCCATCTAGTTCGATGTAGAAATGATAACCGATGTCACTCCAGCCACGAGAATTAATATGCCAGTCTTTTATAGTTTCAACCGGTATATCTTGTCCTTCCCTAGTAGCGGAGCAATGTATAATAATTTCTTTTACTAATCTCATTATTTATTTTTTAATAAGTACCACTTATGTGCAGTATAACCTAATGTCGTTAACAACAGTAGTATAGACAATAAAGGCTCTAGCCATCCTAGACTAACAACCGTAGCTGATGTTATATTTAAACAGTACAGCTTTAAATCTTCTAATGTATTCATCTTTGTGCTAACAAAACTGGATTACCTTTATAAGGTACGTTATCAATTTTCTTAAGTGTAGGCGTAATTGTAGAGTTGTTTGATTTCATAACTCTAGTACCGTATGGCTTGCACTTAGGACTAATGTCTTTACCTGCAGGTTTTTGTTTTTCTCCGTAACTTGGCATAATTATTTTTTTTAATGTTTGTAATATCCGTGTACTATATATAATTACGCGGATTATTTTCACTTTTACACGTTATCGTATTTTCTTTTTTTGTGAGTGTCATATTTAATATCACCTGCTAGTTTAGAAATGTGTTTTTCATCTGCTGTCATATTCTTGTCACTACCACCATGTTTTGAGTCATAATTTATATCTCTTTTTAAATAGTCAATATGAGCTTTATCATCTTTTCTAGCAGCATTAACATTACCTTTAGTTATTTTAGTATGTTTACCATACATTCCAGGAGCAGCAGCAACCATGTCAGCAAATTCACCTGTTTTACCTTCCATTGCATTTTTTATACCAGCATTAAATCCTGGACCTTCGTCATACATCGCTGACTCAATTTTTTCACCCATACCACTAGCTTCACTTGCTCCGCCTGTAGCAATTCCAGCTATTAATCTTTTTGCTTTACCTTCTTTTTCTTCTCCTGATTTTGACATAGATTCACCAGCTTCCTGCATTGATTCTTGAATGTCTTTACCGCCTTTTGCTATAATATCAGCACTTTGATTACCTATTGTCCTGTTTGGAGCACCGTAAGCTGCCATACCTTGTTGGTTTGGAAACACTGGATCTTGTGGCGTGTTTGTGGCTTGATCAAAAGGCTGTCCAGCAGAGCTTGCTATTCTACTATTAAACATTTCGTTTTGAAATTGAGAAGCAGGCACTTTATTCATTGGTTGTGTAGGATTTGGATTAGCTTGTAACACATTTCTATCTACAGCTCCTGCAGCTCTATTTTTATCAACCTCAGCTGCTCCAATAGGATTTAACGTTGGGTCTGGCTTTATCATTGGAAATGATTTACCAAAGTTATTCACTTGTTTCATTTTAGGGGGATTTTGTTTAAACATACTTATAGCTGTATTAGGTTTTTGTTCAAAATAGTAATTAGTTTCTCCTCCATCAGCAGTAGGCATACCTACGATAGAATCTATAGTAGGAGGTGTAAACTCTTTTTTATCTAATTTTTTATTATATTCACTTTTTAAGGTCATCTTGTTTTATCTTTATTAACGAAAGATATAGCTCTTGCTGTAACCTTCCATGAGTATTTATTATTATTTTCTAGTTTTTTAGTAGGCATATCTTCTTCACCTAACATTATACGGTACATACGACTTATTAGTTGCTTACACTTGTATGAAACTTTATATATATGATATTTTTGAGTGGTGTGGTTTCTCTCTCTCCACACTGTAATCCACCCTTGTTTCAATAATCTGTTCCAGCGTCTATTATCCCAACTATAGGAGTACGTACCTTTTTTATAATCATCTTTTGTAAAGTGTTCTATAGCGTCTAAGTATACTAACAGCTCTAAGTCTGCATCTTTTAAGTTACTTATTTTACAAGCCCACTTTCTAATTATTCTATAATGTTTTAGTAAATTTAAATCCTTTAGATCACTAGATTTTATTTTTTTCATTATTTACCTTTAGAGGCTCTTCTAGCGGCTCTATTAGATTGTCTGTTAGATTTTTTAGCACTTCTTTTATCTTTTCTAGCACTTCTTTTACATTGTCTTTTTGCTCTACCTCTTTTGCCCGAGCACGCATCTTTCGCAGCTCTAAAATTTTCTTTAATTTCACGTTTATTAGATTTCTTTTCTGCTCTTCTATCTCCTTTAGACATATCAGGATCGTACTCGTCAGTGTACTGAACATTCCCATCAGAATCTTTAACAACATTAGGATTTTCTTCTTCTTCGCCTTCTTCTTCTTCTTTCTTTTTAGCATCGAATTCAGCTTGTTCTTCTGCTAATTTTTTTCTTTGGAAGAAACTATCTACTTCTTCTCTTCCATAGTTCATTTTTTTATCATCGATCTCGTCTACAGGTCTATCAGATGGAGATGCTGTTGCTTTATCTTTAGCGGCTTTAGCTTCTGCCGCAGCTGAAGCTTCTTCTTCTTTCTTTGCAGCAATAAACTCTTGGCCCTTTCTCACCATTTCCTTTGTCATACCAGCTATGTTAAGCGCAACTCCACCCTTAAATTTATTTGTATAGTCTGGTTGCAAATAACCTTTTGTTTTTCTACCTGATTTCCTTAATCTACTCATTGTTATATTATTAGTACGACATCAAATTCTTTTATAACTTTGTATTTTTTATTTTTTATTTCTATACCAAAACCAGCATTTTGATCGTAGTATATTTTATCTTTTCTTTTTAATACTTTAACTTCAGACCCAGGCTCTATAACTATAGCTTGCCTAAACCTTATATCTTCTCTTTGTTTGTCACTTAGTATTAAACCACCTTCAGTTTTTATATTTTTTTCTTCTAAAGGCTCTATAACTATATACTTACCTACTGCTTTCATGCTCTTATATTATTAATTACACAATCAGTTGATAATATAGTTGTAGCTACTGAAGCTGCATTAACTAAAGCGCTTTTAGTAACCAATAAAGGATCTATAATTCCGGCTTTTACCATATCCACCGTATTTCCTGTAACCACGTCTAATCCTTTACCTTCTTCAAACTTTTCTAACTCATTAATACCCGCATTTTCTAATATTAACTCATAAGGTCTTCTTATTGCTTGGTAAAGTATTTCTTCACCTATAGAATCAGGTTTTAAGTTAAAACTAGCGTTTAATAAAGCTATACCACCACCTGGTAATATACCTTCTTTTATAGCAGCTCTAGTAGCACAAATAGCATCTTCTACTCTATCTTTTTTTTCTTTTAATTCTATATCTGAATTTGCACCAACCTTAACTGTAGCTACTTTAGCTTTTAACATTGCTAATCTTTTTTCTGTTTTAATAGCTATATTAGGGTTTTTTTGCTTTTTTAATACTTTTTCTAACATTTTAATAGTTTCTTCTACTTCCTCATTGTCAGTTAAATCAACTTTTAATATTGTATCTTCTCTGCCTGATATAGATTTTAAACATCTACCTAAATGTTCAGGTTGTATAATATCCATATCATCACCTAAATCTTCATTTATTAAAGTAGCTCCTGTCAAAGTACATAAATCACTTAATATATCTTTTTTGCTTAATCCAAAAGCAGGAGAGCCTATTATATTGATTTTAATATTACCCTTTACTTTATTCATAGCTAAAGCATTCATAACTTGAGTATCTACATCGGCTATAACTAATAAACTTTCGTTATTTTTTATACAGTACTCTAATATAGGTTGTATTTTCCTAATGCTATCTATATTAGACTCAACTATTAAAACTAAAGGATTGTCTAATTCTGCTGTTCCCTGTTCTTTGTTTGTTATAAAATGATTGTTTAACAATGGCTTGTGGTATTGTACTCCTTCTATTAAACTTACATTTGTTTCAGAATCTTCACTAACTTCCATTATGACTACACCTGTTTCATCAACCAGCTTAAAAGCTTCACCTATAACTTTACCTAATTCTTTATCATTATTTGAAGATATAGTAGCAACTTGATATATTTTGTCTCCTGTAATATTTTCTTTTATTTTTTCTAAATATGAAATAACTTTTTTAACACCAGAGTTTATACCTTCTCTAATAGACCTTGTGTTATCTAATAGCTCATGTTCATTAGCTTGTTTTAATATAGCATGAGCCAAAACAGTTGCAGTAGTAGTTCCATCTCCTGCTTCTTTTACTGTTCTTTGTGCTGCCTGTTTTATTAAAGTAGCTCCAATATTCTCTAAAGGATCTTGTAGTATAACTGAATTAGCTACTGTTACTCCATCTTTTGTTATTTGGGGCATGCCATTGCTGTCTTCTAATATGACACATTTACCACTTGCACCTAACGTTGAACCCACTGCATTAGTAAGTTTCTCAACGCCAGTTAATACTTGACTTTTAGCATGATCGCCAAAAGCCAAGTTTTTAACTAACTTTATTTCTTCCATTTGATTTGATTAAATTTTATTTGTTTTGAATATTACTTAAAGGTTTTAACTACTTTAGGCCCTTGGTTAAACTCTAGCTTTTTAGAATAATGTTCAATAGAAGCATCTATTGCTTGTTCTGCTCCAGCTATTGTTTCTCTTCTGGTAACATCGATCCAGTCGTCTGAGTCAATGCACTTATATTCGGTTTGTAAAAATCCATTTGGTAATTGAACTATTCTCCAGTTTTTCTTCTGTGAGATATGTTTCCAGTACTTAATGGTATCTTCTGTCGGTTGTGGTGCACTATTCCACGTGTTAGTGCGGGTGTATAAAAACGTCATGGTTTTTAGTTTTAGTTATTATTGGTTATTATATATGTATTTGTGTATTAATAAAATGAACAAAGCTCCTAAAGCAAATCCAAATATATATGGATCT